CGAGCGGCTACGTGACGAGCCTTTCGGTTCGACGCGTCAACAACAACTATTGAGGAGGTGCGGCATGGACGCACTTTGGAAAGTTCCTGAGGTGCCGAGCCTCATCAAGATCGGTGAGGTGTCGAGCATCGATCCTGCGAAATGTACTGCTCGCGTCGTTTTCGACGACGAAGATGGACTCGTGAGCTACGACCTCCCCATTCTTCAGCGCAACTCGCTCAAAAATCACGACTTTGCGATGCTGGACGTCGGTGAAGATGCAATCGTCCTCTTCTTTGGTGAAGGGCAGGAAGACGGCGTCATTCTCGGTTCAATTTACGCGGGCGAAGTAACGCCTCCGGAGTCGACCGAGAATCGACGCACGGTTGTCTTCGATGACGACACGCGCGTCTGCTACGACCGCCAGGAGCACAAGCTCACGGTAACGATCGAAGGCACGGAGATTGTTTTCAACCGCCAGGACGGCTCCATCACGGTGCCGAATGCCGTCACGATCAACTGCACAACTGCGACGGTCAATGCGTCGTCGAGCGTCACGCTTGACACGCCGAAAACGGACATTACTGGTGTGCTGAACGTCACTGGACTCATTACAGGGAAGGGCGGCCTCGCTGTTAGCGGTGGAGGCGGTGCGGCCGTAACGGTGTCCGGAAACATGAATCTGGAAGGCCAGATCGATGCGTCGAGCGATGTGGTCGCAGGCGGCATCAGTCTGATGAACCACAAACACCAAGAACAAGGCGACGGCTCTCCGACGAGTCCGCCGCTGTAAGGAGGCGATGAAATGGGCCTTGGTTTTAGCTTAACCGGACTGTTTGGAAAGGTCCCGTTCGTCAGCAGCAGCGCTGTCGTTTACACCTTCAAGGACCTGTCTGTCTCGCGCAGCGCAAGATGGGCGACGCACGAGATCATCGGTAAGAAGCCGAAGCTTGAGTACATCGGACCAGGGCTCACGGAGGTCAGCTTCAATATTCAGCTGAACTCCTCGCTCGGGACGCCGCCTCTGGTGGCACTCATCATGCTCAAGAAAATGCTCGAAAAGAAGCAGCCGGAACGCTTGCTCATCGGGCCGGACTACCTTGGAAAGTTCGTCATTGAGTCGATTGGTGAGGAGCGCAAGTATCACAACAACTTTGGCATCTGCGTGTCGGCAGAGGTCAGCATCACCTTGAAGGAGGCGGCGTAAATGGCTCAATACACAGTAACGCTATCAAGTCAAGTTGACTTCGCGCCGTCGGACGAGGTGCGAGAGATTCTGCAGAACGTGCGGACGATCCTCAGCACGCGTAAGGGCTCCGTTCCTCTGGACCGAGACTTCGGGCTGACGTGGGCGCATATCGACAAACCAATGCCGGTTGCAAAGATGCTGATGCGGTCTGAGGTGATTGACGCGATTGAGGAGTACGAGCCAAGAGCAACGGTCGTGTCTGTCGACTTTGACGAGGACACTGCGAGCGCAATGGACGGCATTTTGAGACCGCGCGTTGTTGTGCAAATCGGAGAGGAGGAATAAGACATGGCTGAAACAATTCCCCGTTGGCACTTGCCGGCGGTTGAATTCCTTGAAACGGACGCCGAGACCATCAAGGCCGAGATTATCACTGGGTACGAACAAGCAAGTGGGCGAACCCTCGCGGCGGGCGACCCAGTACGACTCTACCTTTTGAGCCTTGCTGCCGTCATCATTCAACAGCGCACGGCTGTGAATCTGGCGGCGCAGCAGAACCTGCTTTCATATGCTCAGGACGGCTACCTCGATGCACTCGGCACGCTTTTGAGCGTTACGCGTCTTTCTGAAAGCAAGGCCGTCACGACGATCAAATTCACGCTTTCGCAGGCTCTGGCGACGGTCTACACGATTCCCGCAGGAACCGAGGTGACGAACGGCGTTGTGACTTTCGCAACGGACCATGAGCTCAATATTGAGAAAGGTAAGCTCGAAGGGAGCGTCACGGCATCCTGCACCGTTGCGGGGACGGTCGGCAACGACTACCTTGCCGGTCAGATAAACACCATCGTCAAGCCGATGACGTTCGTTGCAAAGGCTGAAAACACAACGATTTCGACGGGCGGATCGGAAGCCGAAAGCGACGAATCTCTTGCTGAACGCATTCGGCTTGCTCCGAACAGCTTTTCGGTTGCGGGGCCAGAGAAGGCGTACATCTACCACGCGAAGAGCGTGTCGAGCTCCGTGCTTGATGTTTCTGTTACTTCCCCGACACCTGGCGAGGTCGATGTCTATGTGCTTCTTGCGGGCGGCGAATTGCCTTCCAAAGAAACGCTTGAGCAGATCGATGCGTACTTGAGTGATGAAACGCGTCGACCTCTCACGGACTTCGTTCAGGTGCTTGCGCCGAAGGCCGTGAATTACGAGCTTGAGATTCACTACTGGATCAGTCGCGAGGACAGTTCGCGCGCCGAGCAGATCAAATCTGATGTCGAAAGGGCGGTCGAAAAATACCGCGTGTGGCAGCAAGGAAAAATCGGTCGCGACATTCTCCCTGCAAGGCTCATTCAGTACGTCATGCAAGCGGGAGCTTCGCGCATCGACAACCCGACGATGAAGCCAGTTGACTTCCAGAAGCTCGAAAGCGACCAGGTCGCCCAATGCACTGGCGTGAAGATCGTTTACGAGGGCTACAAGGATGAGTAAGGGGCTCGCGGACGTAAGGCTGAGCGACTTACTTCCGGACTCAATTGCTCAAGACGACAACGTCAAGCACAGCGCGACGGCGCTTGACAAGCAGTTGCTCGATATGACGGCGGCGGTTGATCTTCCGTCGATCTACGTCAGCATTGACAAACTCACGAGCACGCAGCTCGACCATGTCGCATACGGGTGGGATGCGAGCGTCTGGCGCGATTCGTGGCCCGTTGCTTTGAAGCGCAGCGTCTTGAAAAACGTTGTGCGCGAAAAGCGCAAGAAAGGCACGCTTCGTGCTGTCAAGGATGCGGTTTCTTCGATTGGATCGGCTGCGACCATTAAAGAGTGGTGGCAGATGGAGCCGAAGGGAACTCCGCACACTTTCGAGATTCAGGCGACGCTTGGAAACATCGACGGCACGCTTGATGCCGAAATGCAGGAGGACCTTTTCGCGCTCGTCGACGACGCGAAACCGGTCCGTTCGCACTACACATTCGTACTCGTTCGTCAGCTGGATGGCGGGCTCGGGATCGACGGCTATCTGCGCCCGGTAGCTTACGCGCGGATTCGAAGTGAAGAGATTGTGAGCAAGGACATCGAGGCGTCCGCCGGCTTCTTCGTCGGTGTGCGGCCTATCGCGATGCGCTCGCTTGTCGGGCTCGCAAAATAAGGAGGGACTCTCATGGACATCGTTTTGACGACGGCAGGTATTCAGGCCGTCATCAATGCACAAGAGACCGGTACGAACGCCGTCACGATTTCGGGAATCGGCGTCGGCACCGGCAAATACACAGCAACCAAAGAGCAGACACAGCTACAAGCTCAAGTCAAGCGCATGCCGATCCTAGAAGGTGGGCAAGCAGGCGACAATGCGATTCACGTCGCGTGCAAGGATGACGGCCCGGGCTCGTATGAAGTGTGCGAGTTCGGCCTTTTCCTTTCTGATGGGACGCTTTTCGCTGTTTACTCGCAGAGCACGCCGATCATCGCAAAGCAGGAGTCAAGCAATCTGCTCCTTGCTATCGACATGAAGCTCGAAGGCGTCAACGCAGGGAACATCGCTTTCGGCGACGTGTCTTTCTCTTTCACTGCTGCAACAACTGCGAATGCGGGGATTGTTGAGCTTGCTACTGACGAAGAAACGCAGGCAGGAGCCGATGCGCAGCGAGCTGTGACGCCCGCTGGTCTGAGGAGCTTGACTTCTACCGCAGAACGTGCGGGTCTCATCCGCACAGCAACGGAAGCCGAAGCGAAGGCAGGAACGGAAGGCGCTGCGGCTCTCACGCCTGCGACCCTGAAAGGCGCTGCGGCTTCTGAAGCAGAGACGATTGAAGGCAAGTCGGACGCTCACTTTGTGACGCCTCTCGGTCTTCGAGGCTTGAAAGCTACGACCGGACGAAACGGGCTTGTCGAACTGGCGACAGAGGTTGAGGCAAAGGCAGGGACGGACAAAGAACGCGCCGTTACTCCTGCGGGCTTAAAGGCTGTCGTCGATGAGGCGACACCGGACGCAAGCGAAGCAGCCAGGGGGATGATTCAGATCGCCTCTACGGTTGAAGCTACAGCTGGAACAGACGCTCTGAAGGCAATGACGCCTGCGACTGGAAAGGCTGCACTCGATGCGCGAATTGCGACAGTTGAGGAAGCGAAAGTTGGCACGTCGACGACGAAGCTCATCACGCCTGCAACGCTGAAAGCCGTTGTGGATGCAGCGGTGGCGGCTGCTCTTGCGAAACAAGGAGGTGCCGAATAATGGCCAACACAATTCTGATTACTGACGCCGGTCTTGCCGAAGTTGTTGAGGCAGAGCAGGGAGGATTCGCGCCCATCGTCATTACTGAGGTGGGCTACGGCACGGGGCAATACACGCCGACTGGCGACATGACGGCTCTGAAGGAAGAGTTCAAGCGTCTGACGACCATCGCAGGCGGTGCGGTTGGAGACAACGTCATCCACCTTGCAGCCCGCGATGATTCGGCCGAGGCCTACACGGTCTACGAGGTCGGACTTTACACGGCAAGTGGAACGCTCTTCGCTGTTTGTTCGCAGACGGTTCCGATCATCCAGAAGGCTTCGCAGTCGCAGGCTCTGCTCGCGATTGACCTTGCTGTGACGGACTTCTCTGCGGATTCAATCGCGTTCGGAGATACGAACTTCCTGAATCCGCCGGCGACGACCACGACTCTCGGTGTCGTTGAACTTGCGACGAATGAAGAAACGATCGCGGGAACAGATGGAACGCGTGCTGTCACGCCGAAGAGCCTGAGCGCACGAACATCGACGGAAAGCCGCACCGGTTTGATCCGCATCGCGGTGCCTGCGGAAGTGCTTGCTGGCAAGGACAACACAAAGGCAGTGACGCCGTTTGGCTTGCTTTCTGCCTTCTTGAAGAATCACGGCGACAGCGGCTTTCAGAAGTTGCCGAACGGTTTGATCGTGCAGTGGGGAAAAGCCTCGATTGCATCCGATGGCTCGACCGTTGTTGCCTTCCCAGTTGCTTTCCCGACGAGCGCTGTTTTCGCGAACGCGACGCCTACTGGTGAGGTTGCTGCGGACTTCGTTGCCACTGGTTTGACGAAGGGGAACACGACCTTCAAGCACAACGCAAACGGAAAGGTCCAGGCGCTCTGGATGGCGCTCGGATTCTGAAAGGAGAGGACAGGATGGCTTACTACTACAGCGCGTCTCAACGCGCTTTTTACTGCACGGAGATTGTGTCTGTGGACGTTATGCCCGCCGACAAGGTGGCAGTCGCGGACGAGGCATACAAGAGCCTCATGGCCGCCCAGAATGCGGGGAAGTTGATCCGTCCGGGTGCGGGCGGAGCTCCTGAAGCCGTCGACCAGACGGGCGCTGCCGCAACTGGCATCGTCCACGAACTGACGGCTGCAACTGCTGACAAGCTGGGCCACATCAAGATCGGCAAGAACGTCGATGTTGCAGCAGACGGAACGATCTCGGTCAATCTCTCGAAGGACGTTGGCGATCAAAGGGATCGTACTCCTGAAAAGCCTGACTATGGCTTGAGTTGAAGGAGGTGAGGGAATGGCTGCTGTTCACAACTTTTCTCTCGATCAAGGTTCGGACAAGGTTGTCTATTTCGTCTTGCGAGATAAGAGTGGACCGATTGATTTGAGTGGGTACTCGGCTGCCATGCAGGTGCGCCGGTACGCATTCAGCGAGGCGGCTATTGATACGCTGACAACGTGTAATGGTCGCCTTCTTATTGATGGGCCTGCCGGGAAAATCACAGCGAAGTTCAATCACGCAAACACCGAGCAATATCCAGGCGATACGGTGCTTTATGACATTGAGCTTGAGTCCCCGGACGGTGCAATCACAAGGATTCTCGAAGGGAAAATCAAAGTTTCTCCGGAGGTGACCCGTGTCAGATGCAAGCCTAAGACGTGAAAAGTTTCGCAGAAAAATTGCTTTAACTGAAGAAATCTATATCGAAGGTCAATGTAGCGATATTGCCCCAAAGATTGTCACAGTAGAGGTTCCAGGAATTCAGGGACCTCCGGGCAAGGATGGGGCAGACGGAAAACCTGGAGAGCCCGGTAAACCGGGCGAAGGGGCTCGCGTCGAAAGCATTGAGAACTCTTTCATTGACAATCTTTTTTAAATCGTAAAGGGAGTGAGAAAAATGAGTAATTTGAACGCTTTTTTGGATAAGCAAGGGTTAACTCATTACGACAGCAAATTGAAAACGGTCGTTGCCGGGCAGATGACGATCGAGGGGCGCACGATCACGCTGAAGAGCGTCTCTGGTGCAACTCTCGCAACGGTGACGATGCCGCAGACGATCTATGAGCTTGCAACGGCTCAGAAAGACGGTCTGATGAGCAAGGAAGACTTCGCCAAGTTGCAAGGTATCGCGGCTCAGGCTACGAAGGTCGAAAACTCTGAAACGAACGGGAACATCCAGATCAATGACGTTGAGACGCCCGTTTATGTCCATCCGACCGTGACGGCAGGCGCTCTTGCGGCGGGTCTCTACAAAATCACGACCGACGGTAACGGGCACGTCACTCTCGGGACGAAGGTCGTCAAGGGTGACATTACGGCTCTTGGTATCCCGGCGCAGGACACGACGTATGGTCCGGCCACGGCTGATGCTGCGGGTCTGATGTCTGCTGCCGACTTCACGAAGCTGCAAGGAGTCGCTGTGGGCGCACAAGTGAACGTACTCGAAAAGGTGAGCGTCAACGGCGGCGCTCTGCCGATCACAACTAAGGGCGTCAATATCGATCTCACGCCGTACGCGCTGAAAACGGACATTGCGAGCGCTGTGAACTACAAGGGTTCCGTCGAAAACTATGCGGCGTTGCCGACCAAGGATGTGAAAGCCGGCGATATGTACAACGTCGAGACTGCCGATCCTGCTCATCAGATCGACGCCGGGATGAATGTCGTTTGGAATGGCGCGAGTTGGGACCCGATGGCTCCGATGATCACGATGACTGGCATTACGAACGAAGAGATCGACGCCCTCTTTGCATAAGGGGGCATTCCGATGGCTAACTCTTTTCTTGATTTGATAGGGCTGGCTCACTTCAAAGAGAAGCAGAGTCAGCAAATTAGCAAAGAGTTCGCAAAGAAGTCCGAGGTCGTCACAAAGGCTGAGGCTTCGGACTTCGCGAAACACAAGACGTGCAGCGCGATTCGAGATCGCTCTACGTCAAAGCCTGACTACGGGCTGAATACAAAGGAGGGGGCTAAATAATGGCTCTGAAAGAACAAGACATCGTCTTTACGACGACGGATGAAGCAGGCAACACCGTCATCCAGTTTCCGATTACGCGCGTCGAAAATGTCGAAGACGCCGTGCGTACTGTGAACAAGAAGAAGCCTGACAGCAATGGCGACATTCAGATCGATGTCGACATGAGTCATCTGGCGACAAAAGATGAGCTGACGAAGGGCTTGGCGAATAAGCGAGATCACACGATCCAGATCGCCAACGCGGACCTGAACACGCTGCTTGAGGACAAAACATGGGCCTGCAGTGGGACGCTGAAAAATACACCGATCGCTTGCACCTTCTGCATCGTGCAGGCTTATGACACGGGTGCTCCTGTCAGCGGGAACATCGTGCAGGTCTGCTACGTCCCGAACCTAACCGACAACACGGTCCGCACCTTCTGGCGCAACTGCAATAATGGGGTGACCTTCGGAAAGTGGAGCGAGTCTGGCGCGGTGAAGACGGTGAATAGCATCGCGCCTGACGCATCCGGCGAAGTGACGCTTCCGAACGCTACGACGAGCAAGGCCGGTCTCGTGCGCCTTGCTGCTGAAGAGGACGTTTTGAATGAAGCTCCCCAGACGGCGGTCTGCACTCAGCTGATCTACGAAATCAACGAGTTCAGACGCAAGTCAACGGCGTACCAAGTCGGCGACAAGGTGGACTGCGCCTTCCAGTACGAGCGCTTCCTCGAATGCACGAAGGCGGGGAAGACGAGCGCGGAGCTGCTTGATACGCGAAATGTCACGCATGGTCATGTCATTGCGGACGGCATGGTTGAATGGACCGTTCGTACTCATGTTCGAAGCGTGAATGGGAACGTCGCCGGCGCGGACGGTAATGTTTCCATTCAGGCTGGTATTGAATTAGTGAGGTGGTAACGGTGTATATCGTGAAAGATAAGACGCTAGGCGACTGCGTTTTCGCGAACGGCTTTACTCGAAAATATTTTAAGACGATTACCGTTAGCGGCGAACGCGAGTGGGAAAACCCCGCGATTTCAGAATTGGGAACGATCGGGGGCAGTACGTTCGCCTGTGCTGCTACTGGAGACAGAGGCGATAACGGAATAAATGTGGCGTTTGATAAAAACCAAAGCACATCATATTTCAACCGTTGCGGAAGCGGCGCAGGTATAGACTATCTGACTATTACAATGTATAACCCTGTTGCAATTAGGGTTAGGTCGATAGAAATCGTTCCGGCTTACTACAGCTTAAACAAAGGCATCCTCCAATATTCCGACAACGGGAGCACGTGGACTGACATTAAAGCCGTTACAAAAGGGCAAAACGATGTTCCCGATGTTGGTTTGCACAAATATTGGAAGATCAGAGCTATAGAAGGCGTCTACAGTGGGGGCTTTAGAAACGTGCAGGTCTCCGAAATCTACCTCCGAGGATTTGAGCCTTACACCTATCAAAAAGAGGTAGAGGCAACGGCGGACGACTATGACCGTTACGAAGACCATTTAAACATTTTGCGAGGTGAAATAAAATGAGCGTGAAGAAAATTCACCTATTCCCGTCAGAGGAAAGCTACGTGGCCAATAGTGGTAGCGTTGATGCTGATGATGTGGCTTTGGTGCCGCTGAATTTGGCACCCGTTGCGAAGACCGGGAGTTTTAACAGTTTGAGCGATAAGCCGAAAGCGTATATCACTGAAACGTGGGTAAGTGGTACTAGTGGCTATCGCATTTGGAGTGATGGATTTATTGAACAGTGGGGAAAAATCAATTTATCTGGAGAGGCATCATATCACACACTTACATTCAAAAAGGCATTTAAAAACACTAACTACAACGTTCAAACTGCGTCGTGGGGTATCACGGATAGACATGCTTGCATGAAAAATAAAACTACTACTAGTGTCCAGCTTGCCGCGTGGAGTAACGATAACGATTGGTACGCCTTTGGGTATTAGGAGGGGGGTGAACAAGATGACTTATAAAATTGGACAGATTTTCGAGGGAGAATACACTCCTGAAGCGGCGGTTTGGTGCAACGAAAGCGGGAAGGCCTATATCGAAGAAATCGAACCGCAGGACGGAGTACGACGCTTTCAGATCGTGAAAGTGCCTGAACCGACAGACGAGGAGATCGCAGAGCAGGTGCGCCTAGAGCGGGACAGGCGGATCGCTGCGACGGACTACCTGGCTATGCCGGACTATCCCTTGAGTGAAGAGGAGAAGGCAGCTGTTATGGTCTACCGTCAGGCGCTCCGCGACGTTCCGTCTCAAGAAGGCTTCCCGCGCGAAGTGGTGTGGCCTGAGGTACCATCTGTTCTCAATCGCACTATAAAGTAGGTAAGTTTGTGCCCCTTCCTGTGAAGAAGGGGCAGGATGTGGTTTACTTCGTAAGTTTTATAGACTTTACTTTTGATTCTTCCTTCCAAAATTGGATTGTCTTAAGAACTTTGCGTTTTAAACGGAAGAACCTGGCTCGCGATGGGGAATCGCAGAAAAGCATATAACGCTTAAATGTTTTGGAACGAATGATTCCATTTTCTGCTGCTTCCGAAACGAGAGCCTTATATGGCTTCAGATCGACCACGGGGAAGGATTGAGCATCTTTGAATAGATTAACGGCAGCGTCGGCAAATGCGGAGGCGGTAACCATTGCAGAACGGTCTGAAAGTCTTTTGGCGATATCTACACAAAGAGCTCTCCCTTTGAACATTTGCCAAGCAAATCTTTCACTGCGAATGATTGAATCAGGTCTCTGACGGTAAGCGTATAACGTTTCAGGGAGATATGAAAAAATTTTGGCGCGGAGAGTAGCCTGTAGGCAAAAGATTTCATCCTCAAGCGTGTCTCGGTTTGATGGGAATCGAATGCCTTTTATAGAAGAGGCTGTAAAAAGTTTCTTCCAAACCATTCCGCCTGCGCCACAGGTTTTTTCCCATCGCAACATAGAGAAAATAAGCTCGACGAATTCATCTCTGTCGACGGTTCTCGCTGGCTGGATGACGCCTTCTATTTTCGTCCGCCCTTCGTCGTTAAATTTGAAGAAGCCACAAACAGTGATGTCAGCATGAGTTCGAAAAGCGTTTTGAGTGAGGTGGGCTAAGAAATCCGGTAACACCTTGTCATCGCTGTCAACGAACGCTACATATTCAAAGGTTCCATCTCGTTCAATGCGATCGAGCGCGGCGTTTCTGGCTGCAGAGAGACCACCGTTTTTTTGTCGGATCACGATAAATCGCGGATCTTTCACAGCATACTCATCAAGGACTGCGCCAGACTCATCGGTGGAGCCGTCGTCAACAGCAAAGACGGTGAAGTTGTTATAGGTCTGCGCCAAAAGCGAATCAAGGCATTCGCGCAGATACGGAGCGACGTTGTAGACAGGAACAACGATTGCTACTTTTGGGGTTTCAGTAACCGATCGGGGGGGGGTAACATCTTGAAGCATTTTTAATAAGGATGCAAAAATGGCTCACGGGCGAATCGGCCGTGAGCATGAGTCATAAATGTAACTTTAGCACACCGCCTTCGGGCGGTTTTTTCATATGTGGAATTTGATTGTCCAGGCGCTGAAAGAGGCGCTGAAGGAGAAGGTGACTGAAATGACAAAGGAAGAAGTGAAGGAATGGCTCGACAAACTCGGCGTCAAGGTCGAGGAAGTGACGGACGAGCTCATCGCCAAGGTTGAGGCCCAGAAGGCTCTGCTCGATGCGGAGACGCGTCGCAAGACGCGCCTCTTCTGGGGACCGGTCGGCTTCATTGCTGGGGTGCTCTGCACGTGGCTGTACAACGTCCTTTTCTGAGGAGAGATACAAAAACGCCCCCGCATGGAAATGAGGCATCCAGCGGGGGCGCATCTTACGGGCGGTGAAGGCGTGACAGAAGGTCTCTCGCTAGAACGTCACGCCTTCGTAGTAAGTGCTCGATCAGAACTTGTGGACGAGGCCAACAGCGGCCTGATAGGCTTCAGGCTTATAGTCGAACTTATCGTTTGCCGCATCGACCTCATCCTTAAAGTAGCCAAGGTCGGCATAAACAAGGGTACGCTTGGAGAGCGGATATTCGTAGCCAGCACCAAGGACAAAGCGGGTGACATCGATCTGGCGGCCCGACGTGACAGTACCGTTTGCTTCAGAAGCATATTCGGCATCCATGTAACCAACCATGGCATGAGCCGTGCCGGCGAAAGCAGGCATAGAAGCACCGAGCGTCAAGCCGTAACCGTCATAGTAGCGGTCAAGATTGGCCTTGTGGTTGGCCTCTGCGGCCCACGTGCCGAGCAAGTCACCGATCTTGCCGTCCTTAAAGTAGCCAACGGCAACAAAGGGTTTGACCATACCGAAGTCATAAGAACCGCCCACCGTAACACGATACGTGTCATCGACATCACTGGTCGGCTTGGTAGTGGAGTCATAAGACTTCTTATTGATCGTATCAACAATACCGATAACATTGAGGCCGCCAACGGTGTAGGTGGCACCGAGAGCCGCGTAACGGTTCGTGGACGACTTGTTTTCGTGACCGTTTTCACCGAAGGAGTACTGGGCGTAGACCTTGAAGCCCGCAAAATCAGGCGTGACATAGGTCAACATGTTGTCATAACGAGAATCGAAACCGGCGCCCCAGAGCAAGCTCTGGTTACCGACATCACCCCAACCAGTGCCGAACGGGTTGAAGTTGCCAATGGCATAGGAGCCAGCCGTACCATTGAGGATGCCAACGCGGCCCGCGGACAGCGTACCGAAGTCGCTCGTTACAAAGAGGTTGGCTTCGCGGTCAAAAAGCTTATTCGTGGTCTTGAGAGCGCCGTCGTCAGAGTTGAAGCCGTTCTCAAGAACGAAGCCGACCTTCATGCCATTGCCGAGGTCTTCAGTGGCCTTCAAACCAAAGCGGTTGCCCGTGGAGTTGCCAGAGGACATTTCGAACTTGGAGACATCATCCTGATTGGCAACGTCAGCATCAATATTGGTATAGCGAACGCCCGTGTCGATACGACCATAGAGCTGAACATCAGCAGCCTGAGCGGAGAAAGCAACTGCGCCGAGAACGGCAACAGCAACGAGAGATTTCTTGAACATGGTAAAGATATCCCAAAGAAAGTGAGTGAAAGAGGCTTTTGTCAGAAGCCTGAGGGCATCCTACGAGGCGGGGAAAAAGTTCGCAATTCCTTCCTTCCTTCCTTCCTTCCTTCCTTCCTTCCTTTAACTTGTTGAAAAATATGGAGAAATACGAAAGCGAGGTGTTTTATTGATGAGATGAAAATAGGTAGTAACCCTGTTGCTGTAATGAGACAAAGAGCGGTTTCTGGAAGGGCTATGTCTTCACGTGCGCGTGTGGCCCAGGTGACTGCTCCCCGTCCGATTTGAAACCAACCTGAAGCTCCCTCGAGGTTATGTCTCGGGGGCTTTTTTTTGTGCGCGTGTGCTTGAAGTCTCGTTAGAGACTCAAGGCATGCGGGAGGTTATATGCCATACAGAGATTTAAGTGACGGCCAGATA